TGCACGCTACCTCCACTCCCATGAAGGTAAGAACTTCAAGTAGCTCTGCGCTCTTTACACCTATAACTGTAGGTGGGAACAGCTACACGAACAGTGCAAACACCAGAGACCTTGAGGTGTTGGCCGACAATGGAGTGAACACCAACTACCTATCGTGGAAGTTTGCATCCAGTAGAAAGATTAGCTTTGGAATCGAACTTACCCTCACCAACTGGATAAAAGTTGGCAATTTTTACAATCCCTTTGGATTCAACGGAAACACTGAGTATTCCGTGTTGTCCATCATAGACAATAATCCAATTACGATGCAGGCAGAGACTAACAGTGACGTCGGAAACGCCATCGGGATTGATAACAATATCAAGATGTGGGTTACGGGTCTTTACGATAGTGCAAATCGAAAAACCATCTACGATTTCTACAATCGGACAAACATGACACTGATTGGAAGATCGAGCGGTGCCATAGTTCTAAATGCAACCCTGAACGAGTTCCAGATAGGAATTGTGGATGCTCACACAAAAACTACCGGAACCAAGTATCGACTAAATAATCTTATTCTTTACACGAATGGAACTGTGTGGCCGGTATGGCCAGGTGGTAATATTCAGGTGCCTACGAATTCCACCGACACAGCAGTAACCGCAGCTATCGCAGCAGCCACCGCAGGAGATCATATCGTGCTTCCAATTACGAACATCTCATGGAGTTCTGGAGTGGATGTAAACAAGCAACTTGTGGTTAGAGGGCTTGGAGTGACCACGACTAACACGATTCTTACAGTGGGAAACGCTGTAACGGCTTTTACTCTTTCTGGAGATTTCATAACGGTCAGCAACCTCTATGTGAAAGGAACCAAACCCGGAACTTCGGGTAACTATCAAAACACGGGTTTTGACATTGTTGGCCAGAACAATCGAGTCTGCTACAACCGGGTGGAGCAAATGGGTATTGGAGTTTACGAAAGGCAATGGGGTTGTTTCGACCACAATCTGGGTATAGACAACACTAAATATCGAAACATCTGGAACGGTGGAACGATGGCGGAGGCTACTATATTCAGCACCTATTATCCACTGGCGTTCAATTCAACCAATTACTGGCATTGGGAAAATAACACGTTTTGGATTACACCTGACTGTAACACCAATGGCCACGGAGGTATAGGCTTATTTTCCAGTCAACAGAGCGATGCGTGGGTATTCAGGCATAACACCGTTATTCTATCCAATTCGGCTATTCTTTTTGCTCCCTTGTTTGACTTTCACGGTGATGAAGTAGGCAGTGGATTACCAAGGCCAGGTATGTCGTTGCAGATTTACAAGAACGACATTTATTATCTGGATGAAGCGAATGACTTCGCTGGTAAGTTTGCGGACATTCGAGGAACCTATTCAGCCATCTACTCTAACAGGGTGTTCCAGATTGCAAATTCGTCGTTCGACCATGAACTGGTTTACCGCGAGGAGCGGCCATCAGATTCTCCAAACTATCTTGTGACTGGTAGTTATGAGTGGGAGAACTATCGTGGCGCATCAGGGACTACAGCCATGACCATCACGGATGATGCCAATATCACGGCTGGTGTGGATTATTTCACAACTGCCATGAGTCCGCTGCTGCAACCTCCATATCCCTATGGTTCAGCGCCGAGTGTTCCTGCTGGTCTTTCATTTCCTCTAGGTTCACCAAAAATTTACGGAATACGACTGACAAAATAAAACTATGGAAGCATTCTTAACTGAAGTAGCCAAACAGGTTCCCTCTCTAGGTGTGCTTTGCTTCATTGTCTGGATTTTTATTAAACATTTAGACAAGAGGTCCGAAACTATGAACGAAATGCACAGAGAACACCTTTATGCTAGAGAGCAGTCAAAGACTGCAATTCAGGACAATACCCAGGCAATGCGACAAAACAGTGAGGCAGTGGGAGAGTTAAGACACGTAATTCAGCAAAAGCTAACGTCGAACGAAAAATGAATCCAGGACTTATTCTTTACATATTGATGGCACTTTCAACGGCGATTGCAAGCTTTCTCGGTTCTGATGAGGCAGCCAAGTATATTACACCTGAAACTTTGTTTTGGGCCAGAGGAATCAATTCAGTGATTGGCGGAGTCGCCCTGACCATCAAGGGAGTCATCTCTACTGGCTTTCAGGATTGGTTGAACAAAAAACAAGTAGAGAAAGCATCACCATGAAATACATTATTACACTATTAATGGCCACAGCGTCTATTGCGACGGCTGCGGATTTGTTGGGTAAAATCACTCTTGCTCCAGTTGGGGCAATTAAGACTGAAAACTTCAATGGCGAAAGTCAATGGGGAGCAGGAATTGATTTAGGATACAAAGTAAATAACTTTGTTGGAATTCACGTAGTGAATCTGGCCTTTGAAGGAAATGGTAGGTGTGAACAACCTTGGGGAGGAAGTACGATTGATGAGACTGATCTTCAGATTCGTGCAGACATTACGAAGTGGAAAATCAATACTTTCACTCCTTACTTCATCGGAGGTGGATTGTATGATTGGAACACCGATTCGTTTGGATTGAGTGTGGGACTTGGGGGACAACTGAACTTCACCAAAAATGTAGGATTGGGCGCTGATTATAGTGTTCAGTTTCTTGAAGATGGTGGAAAGCGCGGTTTGGCTCGTGCTTATCTTGGTTTTTCCTTCTAGTGCTGTTTCAAATTGAAACAAGACTATGTCTTCTTTTCCAATAAATAGTTTCAAGTATGGGCTTGACACTCGCCGTGATGTGCTAGACGCACAAGCCGGAACACTTGCAGTTTTGGAGAATGGATTCATAAATGTTGGTGGGGAGATTGAAAAAAGGAAAGCGTTTGATAGGTATGCTAGGTTAGATTTGTGCTTTGACTCTAATGGTGATCCTGGGTTCTTTGGACTAGAATCAACCGATGCTGGCCTAGCTAGTTTTAGTCATGCCCTTGAGTTTGGTGCAAGTGTAACTCAAGGGCAACCTACTTTAACAACTACAACTCCTGCAACGATTGTTAGAATACAGTTAAAGCATCCATCATTGGTTAATGATTCATCCATTACCTATGACAGAACTTATCATAGATTGACTAATGTTCCATTTAGTTTTACCTATAGAGGAAAAGCTTTCGCGGCGGGAACATTTTCGGATGGTCGCACCTATCTTTATTACGATGGAAATTTAATACAAGATAGTGTCAATGGAATGGTGTTTGAAGGAAGAACTACTTTGGCGGATTTGGGAGAAGACCTTGCAAGACAGTTTGATTCTATTGGTTGGGATGCCACAGAAAACATTGACGAGAATGGAGTGGCTCAGAATGGATCGGTGATAGTTAATTCTCCACAGTCAAACTATTTTTCAGCTTTGAATTCGGAGACTTCAGTTCTTGGTTACTTTGGTAATAGGTTGATTAGTCAGGATATTGCGGAGACTCCAGGAGTTCGTGCAGTGGCTGGATTTGAGATAACTGTAAATACTGGTCCATTTACAGTTGTAGCTCCTAATCAAGCAAGTGCAACTACACCAACAATTGACCTTTGTGGAGGACCAGTTACTGCTTTAGGAACAGCGGTGTTGACGGCAACAGCAATAGTTGCATCGATAAATGACCTAACAAGTGTTCATGGGTATTCAGCGATACAAGCAACTACGGCTGGTCCTGTCTTGACAGCCAATGTTTATGTCTACGCGCCACTTGGATATGACGTTTCTGTTCCACTTGATTTGACTGTAACTGGTGCAACTACTGCTGCTCCAAGCGTAGCTGTAAGTGGCATGTTTGCAGTTCTCACACCTGCGAATCCCTCCATTGAAAGAATTGTTGCTACTCCGGGAACTTACAATGTTGGCGCAAATTGCTCTGCGGTTGTATCTGGAGCAACTGGAACGATCTCTTTCTTGTGGTCAGAAGTCACTGGAGGAATAAGCGGAATCACTTTAGTTGGTCCGTTTAATACTAGTTCAATTGCTTTCAGAAAGGCTCTGGTTGAAAACACCAGAGTAACTGGAAATTTTCAGTGTCTGATTACTGAGACCTCAACAGGTAATGTGATTACAAAATTTTTCACTGTTACTTTAATTTGCACCTATAACTCAGGCGGCTAATGGCTACATACGCTTTTTCTGGTGCTACAGCACCAATCAACGCAGTAGGACAGAAGCACAAGTTTAGATTTACTGGAACTTGGGTTGCTGGAGAAAGTTGGACGACAGAGATTGTTTCTACTTTAAGTGGAAACTTCATTCTAGGTAAAGGAAACATTGCAGGACAAGCTTATACTTATGGAATGTCCCTACGAGACAGAGCATATCTTTCTCTTGGGTCGAATTTTGCTCTATCTACTAACGGAGACGTAACTTTATGGGAGGAACAAGACGCAGGAAGTGCGATTGTTAGCTATACTTCTCAATTTGGACAGCAAGACACGGTTAGAGGTTTTGCCACAATGCAGGGAAAACTTGCGGTGTTTGCAAAATACTCTATTCAGATTTGGCAAATAGATGCAGACCCAGCATTGTTTTCTCTTCTTCAGACTCTTAATAACTCAGGAACCATAGCAAGTTTGTCAATTCAAAGTATTGGAGATTTGGATGTCTACTATCTTGATAGAACTGGAGTTAGAAGTTTAAGAACAAAAGAAGCAAATCTTAATGCGTATGTGGATGATATTGGAACACCGATTGATTCACTCATTCGCGCAGATTTAGTAGCAATTGGAGTTCCTTATGTTGACGATAGCGGAGCCTGTTCAGTTATCGAGTCAACTACAAAACAATATTGGTTATTTCTTGGGACTAGTATTTATGTTCTTTCAAGCTTTCCAGGATCAAAAATTCAAGCGTGGTCGAGATTCTTACCTACCTATGCAATAGATAAGACTCCAAATGCAGCTAACTATGATGCTGGAGGATTAGTTACTTATACCCTTGTTTTAGGAAGATCATACTATTGGACTAAAGGAGCAGGAGAGACTCAGTTAGTTAATGGTTCCAATGTGTTAACTGAATCAGGAGGATTTGATATTGATGGACTCGTGGCAACAGTAACAGGAACTCCATTTGCAGTTGTTGCTGGAACGCTTACAGAGAATAGGGAGTGGGCACCAGTAAAGATGCTTTCTCATGGTGGACAGATTTTTGCAATGTCTTCAAATACAGAAGTGATGAGATATGGTGGAGCTGATAATACCACCTACGATCATTGTAGATTGCAGTTTGAACTTCCTTGGCTTGACCTCAAGATGATCTCCGACAACAAACAGATTCTTGCAGTTGACGCTGCATTTAGTGGAGATTGGCTTGGAGAGTATGGAGTCAATCCTAGAGGAACAAGTTTGTTTAAGGTGTTTGATCGAGGAAGTCCAACAAGTCCTTTGATGGTTAATGACTCAACCTTTGATGTTGGAAGATTTCCAGTGAGTGGATTTGGAACTCATGTAAAGTTTAGAGGAACTTGTTGGAATAACGCAGCGGTTAAGTTTGGAAAGCTTAGCTTGGTGTATAATCTTGGAAACAAAAAATGATATGGCTGATAATTTAACAAGTATTTTGAGTGGTGGATTGATTGATACTAGTGCACCGAATTACGCTAAGGTTGCAGGAAAGAACGAAGCTAAAAGACAAGGGATTATCAACCTTGGAATGGATCAGATCAATGCGATCTTTGGTGGAGGAAGCGCACCATTCTACACTTCTGCAAACACAGGAGAGAATCAGTTTAATAGGCACAACACCTATTATGGATTAACTGGAAAAGGTGACTTTGCTCCTTATTGGGCACCTGGTAGTGTTCAACCAAAACAAGGACCAAATAGTCCAGGAATAGGCAGCATTACTTTGGAGACCGCTCCAGGAAGTCCATTTGGTTTCATGGGTGGAGTTCTTGGGCATAAAGGTCCAAGTCCTAGGCAGATAGCAAAAAAGTCATTTAATAGAGGTCAGCTTTTTAACGCACCAGAAACAAAAACATTTGAAGGGTTTCAAGATCCATTCTATGCCAAACGTGCTCAAGACTATGTCAACTTCGCTTTACCACAATTTGCACAGCAATACCAGCAGAATAGGAACCAGATGTTGTTTGGTCTTGCCAATAGAGGGTTGGGACAAAGTTCAGTGGCAGATCAAGCCTCAAGTAATTTGGAAAGAAGTGCAGGCGAAGGAAGGCAACAGATTGCCGATACGGGGTTGGCACAAGCTAACCAGCTTCGACGTGATGTTGAAGCCGCAAGACAACAGGCAATTTCGCAACTCTATCAGAGTGCGGACCCAGCACAAGCACTTCAAGGGGCGGTGAGGACAGCTAGTGGTTTTCAAGCTCCTTCTACCTTTGCGCCGATTACTAATATGTTTAGTAATTTGGCAAATCAATACGCAACAAGTCAGATTTTGAACAACTATAGACAGCCCTATGGGGCACCGGGACAGAGTGGTGGAAATTACTTTGCACCTATACCTTCTTAATATATGCCTGGACTAGACATGGGAATCGGGATGGGAGCGAATTTGGCTGGTGGGTTGATGCAGAGTGTTGCAGCAACTATGGCCAAACATGCTCAGGAGCAGGAGTTTCAAAGAGAGATACAGAGGCAGCAGAAGTATAGGAATGAAGCGTTTAATACCTTTCAGCCAGCAGTTCAACAAAGAGGAGTGGAAACAGCTAGGACGGAAATAGGTCAAGGTGCACAGAACAGAGAAGCAAACTATCAACAGATAGGACAGACAAAGTTTGGTGTAGGTGGAGGACCAAGTGAAAGGGATAAGGCACTTTATGGGTTGCTTGGAAAAGGTAGGGCGAATTTGGGAGGGTATAGTGATTGGGCACTCAATAGGATGATTGCGAATATACGCACGCAAGATGAATTGAATAGGATTAGTAATTTTGCTGGTGGAACTGCTGGAGTGTTTCCATATAGGATGGAACAAGCGGGACATGAGGGGGATCAACTTGCGTTTTGGGGAAGCTTGATTGCGAGTCTTGGAGGTGGGGCTGGGAGTTTTATTCCTCAAGGTAATCAAGGACCGGCTTTTGGTTCTATTTACCCAGGAGCAAATAATCGGTTCTATCAAAGCGTTCCTAATGACGAAGGTGGTGGAAGTTCTCAGCCAACAATCTTTACTTATTAAATTATGCCACTATCACAATATCAAATGGCCACACCGGGAGTTAGTGAATTAGGAAACTCGATCAATCGTCTCGCGATTGGGATGGCGCAACAGAAGTATATGATGGAGCAACAGCGTCAAGCTTTAGCGTTGAAACAAGCGGAGCTTGCGAGTGATATGATGCATAAGAGGATGCAGGAGCAACTCTATGGAGCACAGGTGAAAGAGAGTGGTGCACAGGCTGAACACTATACTGCACAAGCTAATGATTTGAATCAGAAGCAACAAGCGGCAGGAACGATGGGAGACCTTGTTACAGACTATAATAGAGTGCCACAAAATACTCAAGCTGACTTGATGCCACTTATTTTGGGTCAAGCAGCAAAACTTAGTGGACAGGGGCAGCAGCATGTTCCGGTGAATCTGGCGCAGATTCTTCAGATGAATAACCCAAGAGCACAACAGATGATGGCGACCGGAACGAAGATGACCGCTAATGTTCCAGCAGGAGGTTCATTGTATGATGTGCTTAACCAAAACACGATGATGCAGAGTCCGAGAACTATTCCTAGAGGAAATGTGATGGTGCCGGGAATGGGTGGTGCTCCTATTGCAGAGGGAATGGCACCTGCTGCTGGACAGAGTGATCTTCTTAAAGCTTTTGGTTCTCTGCAATCCCTTCAAGGACACTATCAAGCAGCAGGTGCTGAAGATGCACCTGAGTATAAACAGATCAATGCGAGTATTCAAGCATTACTTCCCTATGTGATGAATCAAGCAACTAATGCTCCGCAGCCACAATTGAATGTGCAACAACCTGTGACTTCTCCTTCTAAAGGTCCAGCAGTTGGGACTATAAGTAAAGGATATAAGTTCAAAGGTGGTAATCCAGCCGACAAAGCTAGTTGGGAAAAGGTTCAATAGTATGCCAGACACACTTCCTTGGGAAGATTTTGCCCAAACTAATACCGCAGTCGAGAGTCCTCCTTGGGAGGATTTTGCTTTACCAAAGACGAAGAAGACTAAAGAACAAGTGATGGCTAGTATTCCGCAAGGAGATACTACACAGTTGAGTGGACTGGAACAGGTGGCTAATGCGTTGTATTGGCCCACGAGAGTTCTTTCGAGGATTGACCCAATCACTGCGATTACGGATGCATTAAGTGTAGGAACTGGAGGAAACCAATTTGAGACTCCAGCAATTTCTCCTGAAGTAGCAAGACAAGGAGTTGAATTTTTCACTCCTGGAATTGCTTCAGAAGGAAGTGTAGGAAAGGGAGTGCAGAACTTTGCAGCAGGAGTGGTTAGTGGGTTGACTAGTCCAAAAGCAATGGCTGGGTTAGTAAGTGGAAAGATAAATCCAGTTCTTCCAGCGGTGAGTTTTTCTCCTCAGATGGTATCGGATATACCTCAAGCAACACAGGATTTGAGTCAAAGTCAAGGAGGTCAGCAGACGACGGAGAATGCCCTTAGGTTGCTGGCTAATATCATTTTTCCAGTGATGATGGCGAAAGGCGCATTGTCGTTGCCTCAACCAAGTGGGATTGGATATAATGAGATTCCTGGACCAAAGATTCAAGACCTTCCTGGGCAGACTGATGTTCTTGGTCCTGAAAGACAGCTTGGATATAGTGCAACTCCTTTTCCTGGTCCACGAGAGAGAGGACTGATGTTGCCGGAGAATACTTATCAACCTCCAACAGAAGTAAATCCAGTGGGAGGAGCAAGCTTTGTGGTTGATCCGGCAGCAAGAACACTTCCAATGGGACAGTTGAGTCCGATGGAACAAAGAGAGGCGATGAGGGGACCAAGAACTTTTGCACCTAGAGAAGAGACAGTTAGACCAAGTCAAGAAGGTCCAACAATTCTTGGTCAAGATAAGATGCCGTGGGAGGTTTACTATGAGCAGCAACAGCAACCTTTGGTGGAGTCAGTGGTTCCTAATAAGCCACCAGTTGAGCCAAGTGGAGGAGAGATTTCGTTTAGAGCACCAGCCAGTGCAGAGGGAATTCCTAATGCATTACAACAAGCACAACCAAACGTAGGAGAAAACTATGCCAGCACAATACGAGGCAATCAAGAAGAAGTTACTCAAGGGGGGTATGGACAAGAAAAACGCGGAGAAGCACGCGGCAATGATATACAACAGCTTCGCGAAGGCACACAACAAGCCGAGCCTACAGGAGTATCGCAAGAAGCACGGGGAGAAGTAAAGACATTAAAGGACGAACAAACTGGATCGACTTTAACCTATTGGCACGAAGCCGCAGGTGAAGGAGATACTGGTTATAGTCAACCACATATCAATTTAGATTTTGCAAAAACTCCAGAAGCGAGTAGAAAGTTGGGCGGAGCAACTAGATTGATTCAACAGTTGGTGGAAGAAGGGAATAAGTCTAAGGTTCCAATTGTTACTATACCTATTAGTGATGGTGGATTGAATTTAGTTAAGAAAGCCGGCTTTAAGCAAGTGGGAGATAGTCCTACTTGGGTGAAAGAACCTATATCGGCATATCCCCAGCTTGCTCGTCCTAGTGAGTTCACTCCTGCGCTTAAAACTAAGGAAGGAAATGTGATTGTTGGAGAACAGGGAAAAGTGCATAATGATATTTATGCAGCACAACCTGGGATACAGGGGGCCATGCTCAGACTACAACAACCTGAACATGGGTTTGTTAAGGGCGATAAGTTTTATTCAAGAGAAGAAGCAGCAAAAGCACTTGATGAATTGGAGCCACTTCAGTCAGAGAGGTTGAGAGAGTTGCAGAAGGAACAAGGAGGAAGTATCCCTAGTCAAGCAAAGGGGATGCAGACTAGGATTAAACCGGGACAGGGAGGAGAGGGTGGAAGTATACTTAATCCTATTGGTGCTTTGATTGATAAGTTTAAGAATAGAGAAAAAGAACTTCGAGGAGATACGTTTGCTTTGTCTGGTCCAAGGATTGCGATTGACCCTAAAGAGAGTGGGTTTCCTAATCCACAGAAAGAAGTTGATGCACAACAGTTGTGGAATAGGGTGAAGAATAAGTTGACACCGGCAGAGAGAGACATCTATGAGAAGAGTGGAATTGATAAGGCTATTGTTGGGAAGAGTAAGATTACTCCTGAAGAAGCGGGAAGGTTGATGCAGGAGGGTGGGCCTCAGGTGAAGGTGGAGAGTTATGGGATGGAAGGGAAGGTGAGTGAGGCAGAACGTCGTTATGATGAATTGTCACATACATTCTATGATGCTCAAACTCCAGTAACTAGAACACTTCTTGATTCCGTTTGGCGCGACCATCAAAGGGCCGATGATGTTGAGGGATTCCGAAAAGACTTAATTGCGCATGGTTTAACCGACCAGCAAATCAAACAAGCAACTGAGTATTTTAGTCTAGGTGCTCAGATGCGTAAAGAAGGAAATTCACATTCTGGCCCTCGCGCAACCTCCGCATACTCTCAAGTCTCCGCCCTACCTACTACTGAACCAATGCCAGAGTGGACAAAGAGTAAGAGTGGGAAGAATGTGCAAAGAGTGGATGTGGTGATACCAAACAAGACAGTGCCAGTAGAAAAGGAACTGATAACCGGAACTAAATACACCAAAAACGAACCACTCTGGCAACCTGACAACCTCCACGAAAACCTACCCAACACTTTAGGTTGGGCGATGATACAGTATAAGACTGGGCCGAATGGAGAGAAAATAGCGGTGATAGCAGAGGCACAGAGTAGGTGGGGGCAGAGTGTGAGGGAAGAAGTAGCTGATAGAAAACGTGGCGTAGAAGAACTGGTAGCTAGAGGGCATGGTAATGGTAGTGCGCCATATGATAGAGAACGTGCTGAAAGCATGATGCGCCTACGCGAAGTAGAAGAAAAAGGACACCCCCTCCTCCGCGACTATAACCGTCTAATCCTAAAAGCCGCTATTGACCAAGCACGAAAAGAAGGTGCTACGCATATCATGGTGAGTGATGCGGAGACTGTGATGATGACGGAGGGGCATGACAGAATAGAAACATGGGTAGCGCTGGATAAAGATGGTAAAGTGCTAAAACGATATAGAGAAGAACCTGATGAAGATACTGTGCTACCAGAAGGAACTAAAATGGTGGAACAAGGAGAACCGGAACAAGAACCCGGTATGCGTCTCAACTACGACACTATCCTTCCAAAGATAGCAGAAGAACTCACAGGAAGTAAGGGAGAGAAGGTGAGTTTGGGAGAGCATAAGAATGCTTTTATTCGTCCTGATTCTCATCCTGACCATCCTTATACTACTGGACGAGAGCCTGCAACTAAACCAAGAGAAAACCTCATCTTCAAAAATCCCGATGGCACACCAAAGACTGATGTTTCTGGCTTAATGTATCCTCTCCCCAAAGCCGAACAAAAGTTTTCTCTCTTTGAAAAAGATCGTCCAGAGCAAGTAGCTGGAAGACTTTACATGAATCCTGTTGGACCTATAGTGACACAGGCTATTAGAGATGTTAAAGGAGTTTCAGAAAAACTTGGTGAATATTTTAAGGGAGCAGCGGACAAGGCTCTTCCAGCGTTGAACTTTGACACCAAGAGTCCTCTTCCAGACCTTCAACCAAAAGATATAGCAAATAAGATTTGGAGTCAACCTTTTGCTAGTGAGAAGATGCCAATTTTAGGTAGAATGATGGGAGGTAAAGCCCGTATCCGAACTCCTCAAGATGAAGCCATAGCAACGTGGTATGCAGAAAGACATGGAGTAGGACCGGCGATAGCTTCTAATGTTGGTGAGCGGATAAGGGGACAGATTACTTCTGTGTTTAAGGTAAGTGAAGATGGAGATTTGAACGTAGGTAGGACAGAAGGTCCGAAGCAGAGTCTTAAGATGAGTGATGTGTTTGAGGCATTGAGAAAGAATCCAAGTGCTTATAAACTTACACCAGGCCAAGCACAAGTGTTTAATAAGATTATTGAACCTTTGACTAAGCGCATTACTCAACTAGCTCAGAAGTATGATTTGATTGATGAGATGGTAGATGAAAGTGGTGATTTCAAACCATACTTTCCACGCATCGTTACAGAGCATCCGAAGGTGCAACCTGAAAAAGGAACCTCTGCATTTCAGAAGAGAGCATTCTCGACTGAGAAGGAAGGCTGGGAACGTGGGTATAAGTATGAGACTAATCCAGAGAAGCGACTTGTTTCAGGGGTGGAAAGACTATATCGGGCTATTGCCAATCAGAGGTTGGCGAAAGACCCTGTTCTTGGAGCAAAGAGTGAAGCACAGGTCAAGGCAGAAATACAGGAGGCTTTCTCTGAGGAGCTAGGGAGTGGGGAGATGACACAGGCTAAGATTGATCGCATAGCTGAAGGCATTCGTACAAAGGGGCAGGTGATGCAGCCAATCTTAATTAGGAAGATATTTGATCCTGAGGTGGCGAAGACCCTCAATAGAGAATTTGCAGCAGAGCAAAGCAATGTGATGAAAGCAATAGCAGATACGAATTCGCTATTGAAAGCAACTCAGCTTGGGTTTGATTTAGGTGTGGGGCAAATCCAAATGCTACCTATGCTTTATAACAATCCAAAGATTTGGGCTAAAGCACAATTTAAGTCGCTTCAGAGCATGGCAAGTCCAAAGTTCTTCTCTGAGTATGCAAGACAGAATCAAGGCCCAATTAGTGAGCTTGCTCAGATGGGAAGTTCAGTGGGTAGGCTGCAAGAGATGATGGCTGGACTTGGAAAGGGACAACTTCTCTCAAAGGTTCCAGTGGTTGGTCCAGTTGGTGAAGCGTTTGGAAGACAGTTTCAAACTGCACTTGATGTAGCTAAGGTAGAGATGTGGAAAGCACTACGAGAGACGGCTCCGAAGAGTGAGTGGCCAAAACTTGTTAGAGGAATAGAGACAAGTCTTTTGTCTGGAAGAATGGAAAGTGCAATGGTTCCTCATGGAAGGTCTCTCTTGGAGAGGATAGCTTTACTTGCACCATCTTATTATCGAGGAGCAGTAGATTCGATTGCAGGACTAGCAGAACAGGGAGCTAGTGGGAAGGTGATTAGAAACACAATGAGTCGTTTTATCATTGGTGGTTTACTTACTTATTATGCTGCCGCAAAGTTGGCAGGGATGAAGGACGATGAGATCAAGAAGAGACTTGACCCAACTCGAAGTGACTATCTCAATGTTGCAGTGAAGCAGGATGATGGAAGTGTGGTTAATGTAGGCTTTGGTGGAATTCATAGAAGTCTTCTTCGCTTGGCGGCAAGCACTGTTAAGACAAGTGTTGAACATCCAGAAAACTGGAAGAGTCTTTCTGCTGAGAAGAATCCACTATCTAGGTGGTATCGAGGTCATGCTGGACCCACAGTAGCACTTACATGGGAAGGAGTTACGGGAAAGGATTTCCTCGGACGGAATTCAGATATAGCTTCAATGGGGACAAGAGCACTTCCTTTGATTGCACAACAGGCTATACCGCAGAAGGGTGAATCACCAGCGAAACCAGTTGAATATGTGGCTAGTGCATTAGGGATGACAGCGACACCTGAGAGTTATACCTCAAGAAGGAATAGAGTTGAGAGTGAGATTAGTCAGGAGAAGAAGGGGAAAGAGTTTGGGGAATTGTCTTTGGGTCAGAGAAAGACAATAGAGAAGGAGACTAACAAGAAACTTGCGGGAGTTCCAACTGGATTGACGGAGGAAAGAAGTCAAGAGTTGGCAATGAAGAAGAGTAATGAAAGGTTGGAGAATGTCCGCAAGGGATTAAGGGAAGACACACAGAAGTGGATTGAAGAGGGTGGAGTGAAGTTGAGAAATTATGAGACCTCGAAGACGCTTGGGAAGGTTACGGTGCATTTGACGAAGGAGGAGACAGACTTTCTTCATAAGCATATCGTTGAGGAATATCAAAAGGTGTTTGACAAGCTACAAAGTAATCCAAGAATTAGTGCTTTACCTTCTTCAGACAAGCAACGATATGTCGATATAAATCTAGAGCACGCGAGAACAAAAGCTTGGAATATGACTCGACGTAATGTAGGGAAGTTGCAACCAGGACAGTGAGGGCAAGAAGGAGTATGGGGGTTAGAATATCCATGATGGTGCTGTTTCAGTTTGAAACAAGACTATCTATACAATTTTAATCCCTCCACTTTTTACAAGGTCTGTGAACTTCTGGTGATTTAACACCATCCTTTCGTTGTAACCATCACAGGTGATATGGTGTTCATAGAGTTGATCAGTTGATTTAAGGAGTGATTTCATTTCGTTGATTTCTCTTTCACTCATGTCGGCAGAAGCAACACGATGGAATTCTTTCTCTGGCATCCAACCACCTTTGTCTTTTAGTTTCTGAAGGATTTGACTCTGAGGAACAGAAAGTTCGTTTCTACCAGCCGCAACAGTTAAGCGATTGAGGTTTACTTCTATGGTTTCTAGGATGGCAATACCTTGTTGCATGATTGGCCAAGAGAGTTCGAGTTTAGGTTCCTCTTGTGCCATAGCGCAGAGCATGGCAACTTTGGTTGCTAAGACATCTTTTGCTTCATAGAAACCAGCAATGATTCGATCATCAGGGTAGGGGAGATTGACAAACCATTTGTCAAATTCCACTCTCGCTTCTTGGGTCCAGGTGAATGGTCCTGCAATCTTTTCGATTTTGAGAAGGTGTTGTTTGCACCATCCTTCCGCTTCGTAGGCTTCTTTGGATTTGTGAGCGAAGGTTCGGCGAGGCACTCTTTCAACCTCGTAGGCATATAACATTCGTCGAGAGAATCCACCAGTGGTTATTTTATACTTCATCTTCTCGATGATCCACTCGGGGGTTTCACAAGCAAGAATATTGATACACGGGTTGACAATTGGTTGTAGTCCGTGCTTAATCGTGTCAGCGGCAAAGAACTTCCTATCATAGATATCTGTAAGAAACTCCACCATAGTAGATGGGTTAATCGACATGAAGTTTTTGAGTTCATTTACAAAGAAGGTTAATGGATGCCACTCTATTTGAGTTCCAGTTTCGTCGGTGAAGGAACAGATGTTGTCGACGTGAGACATGCGAGCTACGATTTGCTCGCGGGACATTACACTTGCGCCGATAGGAAAGGAAGGAAAGGTTTCACAGAACATTGCTTGGGCGGCATCTTTTGCACTTCCTTTTCGAGTGCCTTGTTCGCCTACTAGGGTAATATACAAGTTCGGGCGAATCTGGAAATGCTGATGATCAACATAGATACGACGCCCCATCGTAGTGGCCAAGACAAACAATCCGCTCCAAAGAGTAAAGAGACGAGGAACCATTGTTCCGCTATTACTAACAAAATACTGAGATATAAAGTCCATTTAGATTTCATGACGGATTGGTTGGAGGTTGAGGAGCATCCCACCACTTCAAGGTTAGCTGTGGTTCAAAGACATCAAAGACTTTATTTGAGATAACATCTCGAACGCGGAAGCGACCAAAAGGTGTTTCGTTACATTGGTCGAGAACTTCAACCATGATGTAAGCATTGGGTGCGTATTCGGGACCAAGACGAAGTTTGGCGAAGATCATATTAGTCCTCCTGTTCCATCACACTATCATACCCACAGAAAGGACAAAAAAGAACTTCATGTTCTTCTTGTGGTTGAGCCAGCTTCCAAGGTTGTTTCTCTTCAGTGACACGGAAAACTATTCCGCAGTCTTTTTCGCAGCAGACCATTGTTTTGATTTTCATTTTACTTTATTTCACCTTTCTTATGAGTTTCGTCCATAGACCATGCAGTGCCATAAGCACCATCAAAAGGGATAATGATTGTTTGGTTTGCGATTTGAATTGGGTTATCAAAGTAGGATTTAAGTTTATCAATAGCCCAAGAGGTATCGGAGATTTTGGCTTGGCAGAGGAGTTCGTCATGGACTTGGTGAAGGGGTTCAATTCGTAGCGTTTGGCCCATTTGACCATCTCGTCTATCGTGACGGTTGTCGGGGTCGTTCCATAGACGACGCGCTGCTTTGAGTGTGGCATAGGTTGTATAGACTTGAGGGAGATGAGCCAGTGCTTCACCTAGGATTTCACAATTCTTTTTCGAGTTGCGACCAAAGAAACGACGCACTTGTCCATTGGATGCAGAGACTCTAGCGGGGTAGGGTTGCGCCTGAAGGAAACGTAGCATCCACTCCTGCCATATCTTAACACGATATCGAATGTAAATTGCAGCTTGAAAGTCTTTGGCTTGTTTTTCAGATAGATTGACCTTACCTTCGGACTCGATAAATACTCGTTCAGCCAATTTTCTAGGTCCCATCGTGTAACAGGTGCCCCAAATACCTTGCTTGCTAACAAAGTATTCCCAGTCGTCCTTCTTAATCTCACTAACGAGTTCTTTGAGTTTTGGTCTGTCGTTCGCATAGCGTTGTATTTCTTCTGCTCCGTGTTTTAGAATGTAGGCTACGATTTGAGCAGGCTTTAGTCCAAACTTCAAATCATCCAACATAGTTGAATCACCAAGCGAAGCCATGTATGCTCCGATGGTCCAACCATCTGCACCCTTTAAGTCGCATTTGAATAGATAGCAACCTTCGTCTGCGAGGAAGAGGTCGCGCATACCATCATGGACAGGATGGTCTGAGTCAAAGACTTCCCAATCGTCGGGGACGGTTTGTAGATTAGCTCCAACACGGTTCTTTCCAAAGCCACCAATCATTGACTTGCTGCTTGTAACGCGACCAGTTTCCGAACCAACCAAGTTATAGCTACAGTGCATCCGTCCTTCAGAAGACTTAATAGCCAGCATTTGAGCACGAGTACGAAGTAGAGAGAGATCAAGAGACAGATCAAGAGCAGGATGGTCATGCGACTTAGAAAGTTTAAGAAGACTTTCATAATCAGTAGTTGGTCGAAGCTCTTTCGTCTTTAAGTCTTTCTTCCACTGCGTAGGTAAACCACAAGTTCCATAAAGGAAGTCTTTGAACTTGGTGCTCTTTGTATTCATCGTCAACCCACATACGATAGAAATGGTTCCGCACTCTTCTTCGCTAAGAGCTTCGCTTTGGCGCAAGATTGAAGCCACTTTTTCGTAGCCTTCTTCTTTGCCTTTCTTTGGACGGGTGGGGTCTTTTTTGTAGCATAGCAGTCCTTGAGCAGCTTTGAGTATTTCTTCCTTAGCTTGCGTGAAATCAATTCGTTGTAATGCTCCGAGACCGGAAGCGATTTCATCGAGCCGGTTTTGCAAGGAGGAAATATTAGTCTGAATGTCCGATAGACGAGAGTTAGCTGTCTCTTGGTCGTATCGAATACCACGTATCTCGGCGTATAGAAGGAAGTTAAGGGCTTCATTGTTGAACTTGTAGTGTTCTTTTTGTTCCCTTGTGAGGAGTGGTGTGAGCTTTTCATTGATCTCATAGGTTACACAAGCATCAGTGCAGCAATACTTGTAGAAGGTTTCTTGATTTGTAGTTTTTCTATCTGCCTTGTAGTAAGGTTCGTTGGTGAGAATGGAACATTGAAAGCCGAGACTCTTTTCTAGTTCACAGTAGAGTTCCCACCACTTGAGCATGGTGTCGTCGAGAGAGTTTCTGACGAGGATGTTGTAGGAGTATTGTAGAACGAAACGATCATAGAGTCCGTTCTGCCAGACTTTTGGGACTTCTCGATCTGCCATGATAGACGAGACCATCCTCCAAAGCGTCGCTTCTTCAGAGGCAGAAAAACACGAGGTGCGGTCGAGTCGCTCAAATGGAACAATGAATGCGCTATTCGCAGAAGTAGCAATGCCGATACAAGACAGGCTGCCAACACCACCTTCAATATCACACGAGATAAGAGACTTTGCTTGGGAAATTTTGGTAAGTTCATAGATTAGTTCATCATAAGATAAGTTAACACGTAGAGAACGAGCAGGAGGTAGCCACTCTTTGGTTCTACCTTCAACAACAGCCCTAGACAAATCGAAGCGAAGTAGAGGTGTCCATTCATAGTTACGTAGGCACGCTGCTGGATGGTAGGTGGCGAGACATTTGATACCTTCAAAGGGAGGACGAGAACCTACGAAGAAACTCCCTCTCCAGTCTCCAAGATTCTTTAACCCTGAAGCGGCAAAGAGGGCAGTTTTGCCAAGCAAGACACAAAGGTTTGGTTTGAACTTGTCAAGGTCATCTTTGAGAACTTGCAAACCAGATTGTATTTCAGAACCATCATAACTAAAGGTGGAAATGTCATTTTTAGGTGGTCGGATTTGACAAACATTCCCGACAAAAGTGCAAGCTCGAACAATGCCGGAGTTTGAGAGGATGGAGTCGAGGAATCGACCGGACATTCCAACGAAGGGTCGTTTTTGTTGTTCTTCATCTTGGCCAGGTGCTTCACCGATGATGGCAATGCGGTAGGTGGAGGATGGGATTGAGGGGTGTTGGTTGGGGACAATGGTTCGTTCAGAATGAGGAGATGGGTCGGAGGCGACATCAACCTCGTCGAAGGCAGAGAAAGCGTCCAGCTTGGACATCAGTATTCTCCCTTTAACACGTTCTCAATCTCTTGAATTTTTTCTTCGGCAGTATCTAACTTCTCATTTAACTCCTGCCAACCAATTATAATATCTGCGTCTCTTGCATCTACCATTACACCTATGTTGTTTCCGTTTGCGTCTTTGATTACGTTACCACTAGCTGTCCACGGTTGTCTTGATGTAGTCATTTTCTTTTCCTTATTTGTTTTACTATTTCATCCTGAACCTCCTTAGGGAGATTCACAAATTGAATTGTTCGCACAGAGTTGGTGCCAGAATACCACTTCTGAATATTTGTTATGAGAGTTCCGTTGAAGCGAACTTCATACAAGTCTCCTGCGTGGGTGATGGTGAGAAGGTGAGGCACACACTCTATTTGAAGATATAGTTAGGGTTGAGTTTGAGATAGTGTAGTCGCTTCACATTATCAATCAAAGCATTATAGTGGGTTTCATCCAGCTCAACTCCAGTTACATTTCTACCTTGTTGAAGCATAGAGATTACACCGGAGCCTCGACCAGCGAAAGGTTCGAGGATGGAGTGGGATTCTAGGGAGGCGAATTCAGTGAGGAAGCGCCAACACTCAAATGGCTTTGCGAATGGGTGGTCTATCTCGTTGCAGAGTTCATCTTTTCCACTATGTATAACAGAGGTATTCTTTGTCATCGCAGCGGTGGTTTTCTTTTTTCTACAAACAATTGCGATTTCTGTATCCTTTGTGGTGTTGTATGCGATACACGAATTCATTGCGGTGTTCTTAACCCAAGTGATAGGCCATCTTTGAACTGCAAAGCCTGCTTTAACTGCTAGGTCATACATATATTGCCAAAGCATTTGGTCGCACCATGTTATACAGAAACCTCTTTCTTTGATGGTGTTAAATGCGGCAGGAAAGAAGTCAGAGATGAGTTGTTTATTGTATTCAACGTCGTGGAGTTCCTCTACTGTGTCTATGTCTCTAAATTCATTCTTGGATTGACTGATCATTTCGAGATTGATACCATAGGGGATATCGGTGATGACGTGATCGAATCGCCCAGGGTTGTCCCACATGAATTTAATACTATCCCCTTTGATTAGTCTCTTCGAGAGGTAGATTGTTTGTTTGACTTGTGTTGCCCACTCTTGTTTTTCTTTCCAATACTCTTCAAATGAATCTGGTGGATTACAGGGGTTAGAATAGTAACGATTCCTCTCTTCTGACAAAGCGTCAGAACACGCTTCAATGCTTTCAAATTCAGAGAGTAAGACTTGTTCTTCTTCAAAGACTGTTTGTGAGACCGCATTCTTTTGTGCTTGTTGGGCAGAGTAGGCGAGCATAGCTTCTTCTGCTGTTCTAAAGTATAAACGGAAGGCATCTGAGATGGTTTCACACTGCCAATACTTAGCATCTGGTTTTGGTTTTTTGTTTTCATCAAGTTCGCTTTCAAGGTATCGTGCCATCTTCAAGGCATGGTTGATTTCACGAACACTATCTACACCGAGAAGTTCACCCGTTTGACGTTGGGTCCAGATGAGCGAGTCTTGGGCGTTAGATTTTACTTTGAGGTCGTGGATCGTTTTGATGTGGAGACAGCGTTCTTGCCACGTCTCATCCTTTCTTCTAAGGTTCTCTTCTAATTCCAAAATATGGAGTTCTTCGTCTGACATTCTTTCTCTAAAGCAGACTTTAATAGTTTCCAATCCGATTGATTGTGCAGCACGTAAACGCCTGCCTCCAGCGACCAGTCTGTAATCTTCAGTGACGATAACAGGTTGGATAAGTCCATACTTTTGTATGCTTGCGGCAAGTGACTGTATGTCACCGTAGTCAAGTCTTTGTCTATCTTCGACTTTGATTTCATTTATTTTTAAGGTTAAGGTTTTAGTTTCCATCTTCGTTTTAGGGCAGATTATGGCAGATATAGGAATGACAGGAAGGCTATTCTTTGGCCTCTAGCAGGCGATTCTAGGCGTTATCGGATCGCTCGTGTCTCTTTTTATTTGGAAGCCTGAATCTATCATGGAAGGATGCAAATTCACTTCAACACCTGTATCAAGAATGGAAGCTCTTTGGTTCTAAAACCACAAGCACCTTTGTGACCACCTCCACCATACTTTGAAGCAATGATGGAAAGATCGTGATGCTCTTTTCCTGGTGCATGATAGAGAGAAATGCTCCAATCTTTTCCTGTCCACTTGAAACCAAAACAGGCGTCGTGGTTTTCGAGCAGACCAGCAGTGAATAAAAGACTGTTGTATCTCGCAGCATTGCAACAAAGAAAGGTTAGTCCTTCCCATTGAATAGTAAAACCTATTTCTTTGATAATTGAAGCGTTTTCTTTACTTTTTGAGTATTGTAAGGCTTTACCTTGTTCAAGAAGCCTATAAATGTAAGTGTCGTCGTCATTAAGGAGTCTAATCCAGTCTAAGTCTTCGCTTCTAAGACCATGTTGAAACAATTCCGCATTAGGATCGCGCTTGTCCCAAACATCATACTCGCCGGCAAGACGAACTGACCAAGGTTCTAGGACTATTCGGTCGATAAAGTCCTGTTTCTCTGGACGTTTTGGCCATTGAGAAGCGTCGTCACTATCCTTTTGCTTCCCTTCAATAGTGAAGTATTGCCAAGCTAGACGACAGGCAGCGACTCCATCAAGTTGAAATCCTTGTTTAGACCCAAATTTTTCGATTGCTGTTTTATGATGATCAATCCAAGTGAGTCTTGGATGGTTCATGTATTCTGGCACAGAGAAGTCGAGAATGAATAATGGACTATCGTCAATGGGCGGTAGAGGATCGCCATATTCAAGTCCGTAGTAGTTAGCGTTGTCGCCAAGAAACTTTTTAGCTATTGCTTGGCAGAATAAACCATCAAAGTCAGAACGGTGGTAGATTACGTTTGTCATATAATTATTTCAACACCTGTATCAAAAGAACTTCCTTCTTGTCTATGATTACGTCTTCCATCTTTGGGTGGAAGAAGGTGAGATGATATACTTCTTTACCTTCGATGTCGGTGTATTCTTCGAGGGAAGATACGTCGGTGCGGGAGTGGAGACCATTAAGAGTTGTTACGGCAAGAGTCATACTTGTTTATCCTTTCTTTCATTCGCGCTTTCGTTACTATATTTCTGCCCATACCTTATCTCAAGCTTTTCAATATTAACTTCGAGAGTCTTTTCTCTTTGAACATTTAAGCCTTGGCGAAGACCTTCGAGGTAGAATTCAATATCACCCATTTCTTCGATGACGTTGCCTATGTCTATTGGTCGTCGATAGATAACTGGTTTCTTGATGGCGTCGATTAGTTCACCTACTTCACCACTTAAACCTACAAGCATGTGAAGAAGGTGGGCGTCGATAGGACTTAGGGAGTCTTTGATTTCTTGTCCGGGTTTGCAGAGAGCGCGGACTAAAGCTTCGTGTGTCATAAGATGGTTGTGTTTCAATTTGAAACAAGACTGTTTATTCGTTCTAACAGGCTGGTGAAATGTTCTTGAAGTCTAGGCAAAGCTTCGGCGATGGCGGCTTCATGACTTGGTTCTCGAAGCCAAGCCCAAGAGCTGACTTCGGGAATGTCTTTAACTCGAATTCCATAGTAGATTAAGGAGTCGTTGTCTCCTTTGTAGTAGACTTCACAATGAAAAGGAAGAAGAGTCATAGTAAAAAGATACCTCAGATTTTATTCTACGCTGAGGTGCCGTAGTTTTTACTTACTTCTTCTCTCCCGGCACAATCCAGGCCTTCACCACATTAGAGTCGCCATAGCTACCCTTACCTGCACGCACTCCAACCTTACAATCAACAACCTTTCCAAGACAGTCGTTGAGGGATTTGGTCTTCGCAATGTCGCGACCAAACGCAGCTTTTACTGGCATGGAGAGGTTCTCCTTGATTTGTGCAACGGAGGTGTTCTCATTCGGTGTGGTGAAGATCATCACGTTGAAAGCAAAACCTGGATGGAGGATGTTGTTTTCGGTGTCACGGTCTTCAGCAGTCGTTGTGAGTTTGATAGAAACGGCACTCGAAGGAGGCTTACCGTCCTTTCCCTCGAATTCTTTCTTTTCAATGGAGGAGATAGTGAGACGTTTCACTCCTTCACGAAGAACTGGAAAAGAAGGATCAGGAGCATCACCGGTCATTGCTAATGGGTCTAGTATTGTATCACTCATTTTGTTTTTTGTTTTGGTTTGTTTTTGTTTACTTGTTATCTAGTCAAACAACCTCATTCAAGATTGTTTCACTAAAACTCTGGCAAAGAAGAATCAAGAGGTCGTCTTTGCTATAGTGGCTGAAGTTGTCGAGACATTTCTTCATGACTTCGTGGGCCATGAACTTCCTGTCTGGGTCTTTGCCTGCTGCTTTGCATTCGTTGTCGAGAAGGGTGGCGTAGTCCCTTACGTTCTTAATCCTGCGTTGACATTCTTTGATAAATCTCTCGTAGTCGGAGTCATCTTTGACTTTACCTATCTTCTTGGATAAGTCTGCAATGATTCTTTGTTGCTCTTCTTGTTTTACCCCGGAGAGTTTGCGGAGTTTCTCGTGGGCGGATTCGTTGGGTTCAGTCATAGTCAGACGGAATTAAATTGTTTATTAAAGTTCCAAAATAGACGGTCAAAATAACCAGGGAAATAATTGGCTGTGTTTTTAGTAAATCAGTCGCAAACCATCCTGCAAGAAAACCAAGGATTCCATTTAATACAGCTTGTCTATTCATACCAATCCTTTCAAATAAGGTTCAAGTTTTGTCCAAACTAACTCTTCTTCTTTTACAATTATCTCAGCAGGAAGTCCCAAACTGTTCTTCAAATCACTCTTAGTGTCTCGAACAGTTTGAATCTTATACTCACTTCCTCCAGGTGCCACCAAAGCAGTGCATCTCCACATATCAGTGAAGAAGCCACCAAAGTAATCCGTTATTCCTCCTTGTATTGCTGGACGATAACCAACAAGAACTGGGTCCATTACCTTTTTAGGATCAGGGTTTGGTTTTTCAAGAATAGTTTCGTGACAGGTGCAGATAACAGTCTTTCCCGTTCCACGAAGCTTGGCAACGAGGAGATTGATCATGTAACTTTTGAAGGGCTGCCAGTGACGGGCTTCCATCTCAGACTTACTTTGGGCTTTAAGTATCTTTTGGATGATGAACTCATTGACCATAGTAAGACCATCAACAACGACGGTTTTGATGCTGGTTTCAGTCTTGAGGTCTGATACGGAGTCACAGAGACGCTCGAAGCACTCGTGCGCTGGAACCGCAACGTTATCCTTGTATGTGATTTGAGTATAACCATAGGATAGGTCTTTGTTCTTTAGTCGAATGAATCTTTCCGGTCCATCAAGATTCCGATCACAGTCCATAAAACACACTCCTGGAAACTGCATTGCAAGAGTGGTTTTACCTCCACCGGGAGGGCCGATTAAGAGGATAGACTTTGGCTCAGTTTGCTTTGGTGCTGTCGGAGTTGATAGTTGCATATGTGATAAGGTCGATTTTTTTATTTCTATATTGTTGAAAAACTAGAGGAGTGAATTTCTGATCAAACGAAGCTGTAGCAGAATACCAAAGTTCTCCCCATTGAGAGACTAACCACTGCTTAGCTCCTTCAAGGTCTGGACAAGTGTCTCCGTTCATTGGGAGAAGAACTAAGTCGAGGTCTTTGAAGGAGTCGCCTTTTACTAGAACTCCTCCAGTTAAAGCGAGAAAACATTTGTATCTCTCGCGAATTAGTGGATCAATTGCACGAATCTCTTTAAGAGCGTCGCTAAATGTCCATACAATAGGTTTATTTGGTGGCATACTCTTTGGCTCAGGTGGTTTGAGGGAGGTGGGGCTAGAGATATTCATACATACAAAGAGAAAGAAGGACTTTCACCTTGAGTGATTGCAAGTTCCACATAGTCACTTAGACTAGACTCCATTTCCGCCAGCTTATTACGAAGCTTGTTGACATTGGCTTTATACTTTGCTTCCAAGATTGGCCGCGCCTTGACAATTAACTCATCAAAAGTTGGCAACGAGTCTCCCCAACGAGCAAGAAGATACTCTTCGTTGTTCCACCGCTCTTTTCGACCAACAAGAATCGGGTCTTGCTTGGGAATTTCCGAGTGCCAGATTTCGAGATAAGCGGTCTGTGGAAAGTCACGACAAAAAGCGGCGACCTGAAGGACACGAAGTGGAATCAATTCGTGCTTGAACTGATCAATTTTGGTGGCAGCGGGAAAACAAGTCTTGAAGATGAGTGTTTGGAGTTTAGTCAAACGTGGATATTGAAAACGAGTTCCGGTTTCTGGATTCAACAAGGTTTGTTGACCAGCTAAACCAAGTTTCTCGATTAGTTCAATAGCAGCACCATCTGCTGCCATAGTTGAGGCTTCGCTGCTGTTGATTTCTTCTATTTCGTAGGTTTCGATTTTCATTTTATGCTATTAGTTTTATGTTTGTTTCTTTTGTCTTAAACAGGTCGCTGTTTAAAAGTATCTCTCTATCCTTTTCAGGAAAGGTATGGCAGACTTCATAATACTGACATCTTCCATACTTCCTACCCATCGTGTCACTATCGGGATAAAAGTCTCCAGTTGCCGCAGTGCACATACTTTTATTCTGTGGATAAAACCCTCTGCTGTAGTGCCACAAGAACTGCTCCACTTGCTCGATTGCATTGTTCTTCCACTCCTCCAATTCCCCATCACCGAGGTCAAATCTTTGCTCAACTAGACTCTCATCCCACCAATCACTTATTTTCTTAAACTCACCTTTTTTACTTGCTGTTCCATTAGTGACGTATTGAGGAGGTTCAATGGTTCGGAGTGCCCGAATAATATAGCCGTGCATCTTCACTCCAAGAAGTTGTTCCATTGCCCAACTATAGCCCTTAGGTTGTGCTATTGCTTTCTTGTCGTCCCAGTAGGATTGACCAAGCTTACTTGTAGATTTCCAGTCGAAGACAAAAAGAAGATCGTTGTGAGAGACAAGGAGGTCGATGAAGCCGTGGTAGTAAACTGGGATATGCCAACGATCTCCTTCTGTTGTTGAAAGTAAACCCATTGACAAAGCATAGGCATCTTTTTGCCAAGTTGGTGTAGCATAATCAAACAACTTCACCACAAACGGCACCTCACTCATTATGCTTGTGCGACCAGTGCCGTTGCACCAGAGACAGGCTTCAAAAGTGTGTTGCTCACCACTAGAATCTTCATAAGCAAAGTGTTTCCCATAGCCCTTACCTCCACAATTCTTACACTCTCTTGGTTCTTTATACCTCATCAACTCAAAATTCTCAAATTCAAACTTCCTAGAATGCTGCTGGTAAATCTCCATCGCCCAATTCAAATTCCTCCAATCACCTTCTTCATTAGGTTCTTGTGCAAACTTATCTTGAAGAAGAAGTGAAACTTTGCTGTCTATTGTTTCTTGGTGGAGGCCATACTCTCTAAGTCTATAGGATAAACTCATCGCGCTGTGGAGGTGAGTGCCAAACCTAAGTCCTGCTCCTTCACTGTTTGAAACTCGTGATTCGAGTTTGTAGTATTCGGAGTAGCGGGGACAGGTGAGAGTATCCAAGAAGCTACTAGACACGAAGAGAGAACCATTGACTAGAGGAAGTGGTTTCATGTATTAAAAAGTTCTATTGTTCCTTTGCTTGGCTTAGAAACTGTGCTACTAGTTAAATGCCATTGCGAACAGTATTGACAAAGATAAGGTCTTAAGGAAGTATCCGGACGAAAAGAAAGAGCTTTTTGTAAGGTTTTATACACTGTCTTACGTTTGCATCCTAGACGAAGCTTTTGTTTTAACCGCCACTTAGCTCTGGCTTTTCTGCTCTTGTTTGTCACTTCTCCGTCTGGGTTAGTTGGGTGAAGAGGGAGAGGAGCTTGAATTTAGTATAGGTTTTGCGAGAAATGACTTCTCCTTTTTCACAGCGAGTAATAAACCATTGTATTGCTTCATTCTGCTCCCTCGCACACTCCTGCCATTGGGAGAGTTCATTCATCAACTCGGCACGTCGAAGGAATGCGGTGTTCAACTCCTCTTTCACTTGGTAGAGTTGTTGCTTGTAGAACAACAAACTACCTTCGCGTTCCTGTAATTCGCCTTGAAGTTGAGAGAGTTGGGATTGGAGACTGTGAAATTTCATGCTTCGCTCAAAATTAACTGCGGATAATTGCACCAACTCCTCCCTCGCCTGCTGCAACTCTTGTTCGAGTTGGCGGGACTCCGTGGCTACATTCAATAGTTGGTTGCCGCCTGAATTGACCGCAGCATCCGTCCTCGGCGTCTTTGTTTCAGTGGGAGTGTTCATTTTGGGTGGTTGGGTTAGAGCTTCACTTCGCAGCCACAAGTCTTGCACTCTCGATGAAGCCCACTTAGTCGCTGTCCCTTTTTGATATAGACATGTTGATGCTTGTGGCAATTGTCGCAACGAGATCGCCCGATACGCAAGCCAACGCCGCGTATGTCGCTGGCACGATGCTCGTTGCCGCGGCGCTCTGGC